ATTCCGGAAAAACCTATAACATTACCTATGGTTCTTCTGGAACAGAAACACTGAAAATATACACACCGACAGGACCTGATGTAAATCTGATTCGCTGTACTCTTTATGATACGACAGGAGTGCAGATGCTTGACACCCAGACAGTAGCAATCATTGCAGATGCAGAGGGATTGGCAGAAGATATCAAAAAAGCCCAGGATACTGCAGATGAAGCAAAAGAGGCAATAACAACCACCAATAATAAGGTGGCAGATATCCAAACAGGAATAGATGGCATCAAAGCAAACCTGTCAGAAGTAACGACAGACCTTCATGGCCTGACAAACAATTCCCTGATCTATAATGCCAGATACCATGATAACGGAGATGGGACCACAACATTAACAGCAGTGGTATACAAAGACGGCAGAGAAGTAACAAAAGAATACCCTTCCACCTGGTATAGCTGGACCAGAAAGACAGAAAGCGGCGAAACCTTCCTGGGATATGGCTATACGATCACCGTAAATAATGAAAATTACATATTTGGCGGTGTTGTAGTCGGACGATTCGAAACCTATAAACAGCAACTATTAACAGTAAGCATCGGAGCTCTAACTCTGAGTGGAAAAGCTCTCTGCTTCAGCACAGATGCATAAGGCACATGCCAGAAAGGAAACACTATGTCATTACCAGAAGAAAGCGTAGCAGCCAACACCCTCCCGGAAGTAACAACCATCCCAACTGGAAAGAAACTCATCTTCACCGATCCAGACACCAACGAAGGTGGGATCATCACATTAGAAAACCTCTCAAAACAGATATTACAAAATCTGACCTCCCAGACATTCGCTCTGGATCAGGGAAATCTGACACTTTTGCAGGCTTTAAACCAATTAAATAGTAAGCGGTTCAAGGCCAATAGTTATATTATATATAGTGATGGCTCTACCAAAACAGTAAGCGTAAAATGGGGTGATACAAACAGTCATATGACTTCGTTTCTACTAATTG